GAAATAACTTTTACAGTTAGGGGATAATAATAATGGCATTAAATAGTATAACAAGAAAAAGTAATCAAGGTAGAGATATAAAATATCTTAATAAAGATTTTGCCGGTTTTCGTCAAAACTTAATTGAGTACGCAAAAACGTATTTCCCGCAAACATATTCAGATTTTAATGAAACCTCACCGGGTATGATGTTCATAGAAATGGCATCGTATATTGGAGATGTTTTGGGTTATTATATAGATGATACATTAAAAGAATCCTTAATGCTATATGCAGAGGATAAAGAAAATGTTATCGCACTTGCACAATATTTAGGATATAAACCAAAAGTAACCTCACCTGCATTAACCCGATTGTCAGTTTACCAATTAGTTCCAGCAACCGGATTAGGTGTGAATAATAGACCCGATTCTGATTATTTCCTTAGAGTTAAAGAGGGTATGATAGTAGAGGCGAATACAACCGGTACATTATTTAGAACAACAGAATTATTAGATTTTAGCGTTGACGATGAGAGAGAAATTACAATATATAGAAAAGATACAAATAACGAACCAACCTTTTATTTAGTTAAAAAGTATGTTAATGCAATTTCTGCCGAATTAAAGACGGTAGATGTTACGTTTGGAACTGCACAAGAATTTTCAAAAATTGATTTAGCAGCAACAAACGTAATTCAAATATACGATGTAAGAGATAGTAGTGGGAATAAATGGTATGAAGTTCCATATCTTGCACAGGAAATGGTTTTTGTGGATTATCCTATATCACATCAAACTGATAAGGATTTAGTTCAATTTAAAGATTCAGTTGCAAACGTTTTAAAATTAATAAAAACTTCTCGTAGATTTGTAACAAAAGTAAATGCAGATAACACTACAACAATTGTGTTTGGTGGTGGTAATTCTACATCATCTGATGAAACTCTTATACCAAACTTTAAAAATGTAGGATTAGGGTTAAATTCATCAATAGATAATTTAGGTGTATCATTTGACCCAGCAAACTTTTTGAAAACAAGAAGTTATGGCCAGGCACCCGCTAACACTACTATTACAGTTTCATATTTAATAGGTGGTGGAATTTCGGCAAATACACCAAAAGGTGAATTAAATAGAATAACAAATATTTCATTTGATGAAGATACAATTTCACTTAGCGGAGACCAATTGGCAGCATATAAAGTTGCTAAAGGTTCAATCGCAGTTGAAAATGATACTGCAGCAACCGGAGCAAGAGGTGCTGAAACCATTGATGAAATTAGAGAAAATGCTCTAGCAACATTTGGTTCTCAAAATAGGGCAGTAACCCGTAAAGATTATCAAGTAAGAGCCCTTTCACTTCCTGCAAAGTATGGTGGTATTGCTAAAGCATATTGTGCACCGGATGGCGAATTAGATAATAACTCACCATCATCCATTCTTGCTAATCCAGATACTCTAAGTGAATTTACAGGTATTGTAACAAGTTTACAAGGTAAGAGCGAAATGGAAATTAAAGATGCGGTTAATAAATTTTTAGTAGGAAAGAAAAATAATACTAATGAAAAAAATAATCCATTTGCAATTAACTTATATATTTTAGGATATGATTACAATAAGAACTTAGTACAAGTTGGAACAAATCAGGCACTAAAAGAAAATCTTAAAACTTATTTAAATGAATATCGTTTGTTGACAGATGGTGTGAATTTGATGGATGGGTATATTATAAACATTGGCGTTGATTTTGAAATTAGAACTTATAGTGGATATAATAAAAGGGAAGTATTGGTAAGATGTATTGATGAAATTACAAATTACTTTAATATAGATGATTGGACATTTAATATGGCAATTAACCTAAGTGAATTAGAATTATTAATTGCAGGAATAGAGGGAGTTCAATCAGTACCAAAATGTGAAATTGTAAATAAATGTTTAGGTCAATATTCAAGTAATTCATATAACATTGCAGAAGCAACAAAAGGTAAAATGGTGTACCCATCATTAGACCCATCAATATTTGAAGTTAAGTTTCCAGCAAAAGATATTAAAGGGAGGGTTGTTTAATGTATACTTTTTTAACAGCATCAAAAGATGCAACAATCTATTTACAACAACCAACTCAAAACACTGGTTTAGATGAAATATTAGAAATTTCTAAAACTTATTATGGAAATTTAAAAGATGTTGCCCATACCCTAATAAAGTTTGAAACAACTGCCCTTTCTGCATCGATTATTAGTGGTGAAGTTACTATGAGTTCTGCTGAATTAATTCTTAGAGAATGTGAAGCAAATGAAATACCAATGGATTATGTAATTTATGCAAATCCAATTACACAAAGTTGGGATATGGGAATCGGTACTCGTTTTGATGATATATCAACGGATGGTGTTACTTGGAATCATAGAACAAATGGAGTAGATTGGATTACAAACGCATTATATATTACAGGTAGTGTAACGGGTTCATATAATGGTAAGGGTGGAGTGTGGTGGACCGGTTCGGCAACATCACAATCATTTAGTTATCAAAGTGCAGATATTAATATGAATGTAAAAACTATGTTTACTTCTTGGATATCTGGTTCTTTACCAAATCAAGGTATGATTTTAAGACACTCAAGTGTATTAGAAAATGATACCGAAGATTACGGACAATTAAAATTTTTCTCAAAAGAAACAAATACCATATATCAACCAAAAGTTAGAATTGGTTGGAATGACCAATCATTTGTAACGGGTTCATTAACTCAATTAACATCTGATGATATTCATGTAACATTTAAAAAATTAAAAACAAAATATAAGGTAGGAAGTACTCCTGAAATTGGAGTTTTTGCTAGAGAAAAATATCCACTTAAAACTTATTCAAATACCTTTGCATATAACGATATAAAATACTTACCATCTACAACTTATTATCAAATTAAAGATGTCATTACTGATGAGGTTATTGTTCCATTTAGTGATTATACAAAAGTAAGTTGTAATAGTAATGGAAATTATTTTAAATTAAATTTAACGAATTGGGAAACTAATAGAAGTTATTATGTTGAAATAAAAATAGATAGAAGTGGCGTAATAGAATATTTTTCAGATAAAGATTTAACGTTTACAATAGAGAAATAATATATGTCATTACAAAACGAATTTAGAGTTTCAGAATTAATATCAAGTGGTTCTGCTGTGATTACCTCTCAAAATGAGCAAGGTAATCATACTTTTTATGTCAAACCCACTGCTGAAGATTTTGATGGTGAAACATCTGGATATGTTGAAAGACCTAAATATAATGAAGAGCAATTAAAAAAAGCGGTTAATGTAGTTGTTGATGAATTAATAGCAGCACCGGCAAAACCACAACCAAAAGTTGTTCCTCAAAAAACATACGATAGATTAGAAACAATATACAATCAGTCATTAGGAAAAAATACTGATTTGAGTAAACAATTAAGTGATGCACTTGCGGAGATTGAAACCCTAAATACTGCAAATGATGCATTAGCTACTCAAATAGATGTAGAAAGATTATTAAGAGCATCTGCAGAAAACGAATCTCAAATTACAAATGAAAAATATGTTTCTCTAATTCAAGATTTTCAAAACGCACTTTCAAAGGGTATTAAAGAAGGTATTGAGAGAGTTTCATTAGAAGCACAACTTAGAGGATTACAAGCAGAAAAACAAACCTTTGATGAATTACAAAAGAATTTAACGGCACAATTAGAAGCTGCTAATGCAAGAGGAATAGAATTACAAAATCAAGTTACAAATGCTCAACAATTATTAGCATCAGCTCAAATCGAGGCATCACAGGCTCAAGCAGCAGCTGCTGCAGCACAGGCAGCGAAAACAACCGCAGAATTGGCAAATACAAAGAAAAAGAAAATTATTTGTAATGAACTTTATAAACAAGGTTTCTTACCTCAACATATTTGGAACGCAGATGAATTATATGGTGAAATGATGTATAAGAAAGACCCATCATTAGTTTTAGGATATATGATGTGGGCTAAGAATGTGGTTAAATTTATGAAAGCAAAACCACAATATACAAAATGGATTTATACAATGGTAAAGCCGTGGACAGAACATATGGCATACGAAGTTGGTATTCTACCCAATGATAATTGGATAGGAAAAATAATTCATAAGGTTGGTAAACAATATTGTTATTATGTTTATAATAAACAAATGAGTAAAAGAAAAATACTAGCATGGCAATAAATCAGTTCAAAGAAATAGTAGATAAAAAAGGCTACAAAGTTGATAGTAAAGATAGAGCAATTTTTGAAAAAGAAATTGCAAAATCTTACTTTGGAATTGGTGATGCCGATACTATTGAATTTATTTTATATGATTCTAGTGATAATTTATTACCACAAGGTGATAATGGAGATTTAGTTAGATATATTTTTTTAGATGATGTAAATATTACAAAATATTTTATTTTTAGTGAAAACAAATCTAATGTAAAAACTAATGGTGCTAGAGAATATATTATTGATACTGAAAAATTAGTAAGAGATTCTGGTTATTCTAATGGTATATTTAAAACTCAAACAACCCTATTAAATAGAAGAGTTGGTTCTGAAACAATTGAAAAAGATAAATTATGGATACATGAAATATCACCATCACGAACTGAAATTAGAGTTTTACCATTAAAGGATATTAATGAAAATACAATTGAAGATTTAGATATCAGATTAAATATTTTATTAAAAGATGGTCAATTTAAAGATGATACAATTTATTTTGTAGAACCATTTATACAATCATTAAAAGTAGAAAATATTCTGAAATCATTCTTAATGCAAAAGGGAACAATTGCGGAAGGAGAACAATATAGAAAGTTAATCCAAACCGAATTCAAAATTCAGAATTGGGAAAATTTTATAAATACGATTAGAGAAAAATTAGTTGAAACTACTAAACATTTTGTTGGTAATAGAGATACTAATATAACCTCTCTTAATTATGGAAAACCGCTCCCTACCCCAAAACCAATAGAATTATCAATAGTTAAAATAAAAGAATTTATAATTAGTTCTCTTATTCAAATTATAAGTTTTTATTTACCTAAACAAGATATACAAGAAGATAACGTATTAACAAAAGAAGAACAAATTACATTAGATGCTACTAAAGAGATTTTAAAATCAATAATTAGTTCTAATGCAAATGAGACTACTGGTATAGGTAATAAACAAGGAGTGGTTAGAGGATGTACCGATAGAAATGCTAAGAACTACAATCCATTGGCGACTGAATCAGATGGTTCATGTCAATACAATCCAATACCAGGTGCAACTCCAATTGAAAAGATTAAAGGTTGTATGGATTCATCTGCTTTAAATTATAATAAATTTGCAGTTATGGATGACGGTTCTTGTACCTATGCAGATATTACTAAACCGAGAACATTTACAAAAACATTCTATGTTTGGTCTTCTACGGGTGGAATCATATTTACCGATGCTGATGGTAATAAGAATACTGATGTGTTTGGTAGAGAGTATGATTCATTGACAATTACATACCAAGTAATAGATTCATTTAGTGGAGATGTACGAGAAGTACCAAAAATTAGAGAAGTTCTAAAAACGGCGTTATATAGAGTTTATAATAATTCATATTATACTTGGAATGGAAGTGGATATAATGGATATAATTTATATAATGTGTATGATTCATATAATGGAATGGGTTATAATGGATATGATTATGGGTGGAATGGATATAATCAAAATGGAGGAGTATCAGCACCAGTATTTTATAAAAACTCAAGTGGTCACCCCGTTTCATTAGATTCTTTACAATCTGGTCAATCAGTTGAAATATGTGCTATTGAAAATAGTATTAGTAGTGGCCCGTATATACAAGTTGTTTTAGTAGGTCCGTGTAATGGTGAACCAAACACATATATACCCGTAACACCTAGTGGTGGTGGAGGTGGAGGCGGCTCAAATTCACCCGGCGGTGGTGGATATTCACAAGGAGGTGATATCAATAATGCAAATTATAACCCAAACAATTTTAATCAAGATGTTTTTAATACAATGTAGGTTATATGAAATTAATATGGAGTTTAGCAAATAAAAATTTACCAACCCCACACAACCAATGCGTATACGATATGTTTTATGTATCGATACAAATGGCAAAGGATTTGGGGTATGAAACTATTTTATATGGAACAAGTGATGCGATAGATAAATTAGGTAATTATGTAGATGAGATTTATAATATAGATGATACTGAATATATTTTATTTGATGATTTGAAAATTCATATCTGGAAAACAAGAAATGATGATTATATAACAATTGATGGTGATATGTTTTTATATTCTCCATTAGTTTTTAATAGAAACTCTAAAACATTTTTATCATTTGATGAGGTAATAAAAACTCCGGCATCAAATAATATTGAAGTTGGATTAGCAACCCTAAATAATTTAAAATCATTCACATCATTAATACCAGAATGGAATATTGAATCAAATCGAAGTTTTTCAACTAATTTAATTTATTGGAAAGAAAATAACGAATTACTACAATATTTTATTCAATCTTATGAAAAATTAAGAAAATGGTATTTTGAAAATAAAAATATATTAGTAGAAATAACTACCGAATTGGATTCAAACAAATCATTAATTTCACATTTAATATGTGAACATTTATTAGAGAGATTGATTAATTATTATTTATTGGAATATGACGAAATTAGGCCAAGTGGGTATAATTCGTATTCACATTGGCAAGGTGGTGATAAATTTATAAATAATATAAAAATAAACGGAATTAAATTGTTAGCAAAAAAACATAAAGAAATTGGTGGTAATATTAAAAATACCTACAATTACTTATTAAATGAAAAAATGATAGAACCATTTTTGTATGTATAACATATTTATAGAACGAGGATAGATAATTATGGCCGAGAACGATGGATACAATTTAAATGATGGTAATACTGATTATGTAAATACCGGCGGTTCGTTTAGCGGCGGCGGGAGTAATAATATACCATCACCGAATGGTGGCGGAGGAGGTGGAAATCCGACTTCACCAAAATTTGGTTGTACCGACCCAAAAGCTACAAATTATGATTCAACCGCACAATATAATGATGGTTCATGTACCTATGCACCAACTAATGTATACAATACACAGAATTTAGTAATTGAAATTGGAATACAATCTAATCCAAAGATGGAATAGTATTGGTAGATGGTGTAATTCAAAATGTAAAAACTACACCTACTGAATTACGATTTAATGAAAAAGAATTACTTACTCCAAAACAAATAACTTTACAAAAATCTGGATTAGAATCTTCGGATGTTTATAAGGTTTATACGTTAAAAAAAGAAAATAAAAAACAAATCCTGGTAGAAATTCCATTTGATGATGTAGTTGGATATGAGTTTGAGCAAGACCCATCTAATCCACTTGCAGTAATTAGAAAAAAAATAGAAAGACCAAAAGTATATGAAAGTGTAGTATATTTTACCTATTATCAACTAATAATTGAAAAATTAATTAATGGTAATTTTATTCAACAAAATATATTAGAATCTAATAACGAAGAAAATACTGTATTAAGTACAACATTAAAATTTGATTTAAAAACATTTCCAGTACCAATTGACCCACTTCCTGAAGCAGTTGCAAGAATACAAATAAATGGTGATGTTTATCAAAATGATTTGATATCATATCGTGCATCAAATGGTGTAACAGGAAATGTTACGTCTGGTCGTAGTGAATTTGATTTCTCACCTAATTCAGGCGGTGGTAATTATATTCAATTTACTTCAAACGGATTATCATCACAAACCCACGCAGTTGTATATGAAGTAATTACAAAGGGAAATAGTGTTAAATATGATAGATTAGATTTTAAATTAGAGCCAGGAATTGACAATATAATAGTTAACGTTTCGGTATCTAAAAAATCAAATGATAATATACCTGTTGCAAATGCACCAACATTGCGAACTGAAGGTATATCGTTTGAATTTAATATAGCAGGTGATAATAATTTAAACATACCATATAATAGTGTAAACGCATCGGAGATTATCTATTCATTAGGTTCTACTCAACGTACACTATCCCCAAACGGTTCAATTGTTTTATCTAAAAACGATTTTTATAATGGTGTTGGTAACTATGTAATTTATCTACAACCTCGTTCGGATAGAGCAGGCAGTGGTCAAACTACAAAGGTTACAATTAATGTAGTTAATAAATACTATTTACCAGGACCAGATATTACACATATTAATTATCCGCAGAATATTAAAGGTGCGGATTTTAAAGGATTTAATGTTGATTTTGATATTAGTTGGCAGTCAATTAATACAAACTACATTGAGATGTATGTCTCAAAGTATGATAAACAATATGCAATTGGTAAATTATCACCTGCAGGTTTAATTACATTAAATGTAGAGGAGGTTTTAAAGAAGGCACAAAATCAATTTAATGAAGATACTGATAAAGTTCAATTTGAAATTTTATTAGTTCCATTTAATGAAGAAGGCGATGAATTAACCGAAGGTAAGATTGAAAGAATTTCCATTTTATTTGATAAGGGAGATTTAAAATTACGAAGAGGTAGTGTAATTGCCGATATTAGAAGTGCGTTTGAAATTAACTTAGACCAAAAGATATTAGAAGAAGAAATTTCTAAATTTTTAACTCACTATCTACACTTAGGTGATGGTGATAATAAATTAATTGCAACGTGGGGAGTTGATACTGAAACTTTTTCTGAATACAAAACCGATGCAGAAACAGGAAATCGTACAAAAACTAAAGAACAAAAATCATTAGTTTTAAAGTTGTATGAACCACTTCCACGCGAGATACAACCTAACCAACAACTATGGATATCTAAAATTCAATCAATTCCTATAATAGAACAAGTTACTATTATTGATGAATTGAAAAGTGAATGTACTCCATTAAAACCAAATTTTAATGTAACAATTGGTGATGAAATTGGATATCAAATATTAGATGATTTAATTTCAAGCGGTTCTAATACATCTACCGATTTAATTAACTCATATGTAAGTTCAAGTGAATTTTCATTGGAGAATTTAAATATTCAATATGAAAGTGGTTCAACTTATGCATGGCCCAATTTTGTAAAATACTCATCAGCTGAAGAAAGAGTTAAAAACTTTTTATATAAAGTTGAATTAATTGAATTTTACAATACTAAAATAAATTTTGTATCAAGTAGTTTATCATATATTGCAGGGTCAGTAACGTCATCGTTAGAATTACAAAAACACGTTGAAAGTAGAAATAAAGTTAAAGCCGGATTTGATGGTTTTGAAAAATATCTATATACAACATCTGGCTCTGATGGTACATTGACATATCCTGGTGCTGGAGGGACTTCGGTAAGTCAATCTACGGATTCTTCAGTTACCAATTGGTATAATGGAATTATTGATGATGCCCAACAATACGATTATAATAATAAAAATATATTAGTAAACAATATTCCCGCCCACATTACAAATGATGCCGAAAACGCTGAGTTTGTTTTATTTTTGAATATGATGGGCCAACACTTTGATACTTTATGGTCATATACAAAGGGAATTGCCCAATCTAAAAAATTAGAACATAAATACGAAGATGGTATTGGTAATGATTTAATATATCATATGTTAGAATCATTGGGTTGGAATGCTGATATGGGAGTTCAATCTCAATATCTATGGGAATACGCATTCGGTAAAAATTCAGATGGTTCATCATCATCTTCAATGAGTGGAAAATCTCGTCAACATCAAGTATGGAGACGAATACTAAACAACTTACCATATCTATTAAAACATAAAGGTACAAAAAGAGCATTAAGTGCAGCAATGGCTTGTTATGGTGTTCCATCATCCATGTTAACAATAATGGAATATGGCGGGCCACAAGACCCATCATCTGATGCAACTACAACATTTACATTTGATGACAGAACATGTGCTTTACATTTTGAAACCGGTTCATTCTTACAAATTCCGTTTAAAAATTATTCCGATAATAATGGAACTGATTTTCCTAACGCAATTGAATTTAGTATTAATACTTTACAAAGTAGTCTTACTCAAAGCCTATTAAGAACTGATAAATGGGTATTAGATTTAGTACCAGGAACGGGTTCTCTTGCTAAATTAGAGTTTAAAATTACAGGTAGTAATGCAACTCAATCGGTATCTACTGATTATATACCATTCTACAATGATGCATATACAAACATCGTTTTAAATAGAAGAACTGGTTCAACTACGGAAGTATTTGAATTATATTTCAAAGAAGGATTTCAAGGAAGAATACGAAATGAAGCAATTGCTACATTATCATTACCAATTGGTTCAACTACTTGGAAAACCGGTTCTATATTATATGTTGGTGAGGGATTAACTGGTTCATTAGATGAATTCCGTTTATGGAGAACACCATTATCAGAATCACGTATTGATAACCACACCCTATTACCAGATGCGATTGATGGTTCACATATTTCTGCCTCATCTGTTGATTTATTATTCCGTTTGGATTTTGAATATCCAAAAAATTTAGGGGTAATAAATAATGTTAAAAACGTAGCAATATTACAAACATATACGGGTTCTGCGGTTGCAAGTGGATTCACTACAAATACAACGTATCCATATCAGTACATACCATACGAAAGAACAGTGACAGCAAAAGTTCCTTCAAGTGGATTGACAGTAGGAAATAAATTCCGTTTCGAAACACAAACCCTATCAGGCGATTTAAACTATAAAAGTAGAGCAACTAAAAAATCATATGACCAAGCACCAATAGATACAGATAGATTGGGATTATTTTTCTCACCTATGAAAGAAGTGAATATGGATATTCTACGTTCTTTGGGTGAATTTAATATAGATGATTATATTGGTAACCCTGCAGATGAATATAACGATTCATACTCAGATTTAGCTACTTTAAGAAATTATTATTTCCAAAGATATAATTTAAATACTCACGAATATATTCAATTAGTAAGATATATTGATAAATCACTTTTTGAAACATTAGAATCATTAGTTCCTGCAAGGGCGAAGGTTTCATCTGGTTTATTAATAGAACCACATATTTTAGAAAGAAGTAAAGTTAAATGGAATAGACCATCTGCAGTAAATGCTCAACATGAAGTTACTATTGATACAAACGAAACTACAAATCAGTTTGCATCATACCAAAATATAAATGCGTTTATTTCTACATCTAATGCAATTGATTTAAATGTTTCAAATCCACAATATTCGGTTGAAATTCAAACACAAGGGGATTTAAATTTAGTTGGGACAAATAATTCTTATAATGGAGAAGTAGATACATTTAGTACTACAAATGTCTTTGGAATAATTACAACCGATTCAACTAAAACAATAGCCGGAATTTTTGCACCAATAGATGCTAAAATAACAGGTTCAATAAAAGGTGAATACGACCAAACCCAATTCATTCAAGTTGGGTTGGATAGAGATTCTCTATCTGTTGCCGGATTTGGCTTGTTTGGTTCTAATGGGAATGTAATTAGAACATATAGAGATGCGTGGGGTAATTTTATAAAAGAAAGAAATAAAGTATATTTAATAAAAGAAAGTTATTCAAAAAATATACCTGAAAACGTAAACGCTTTAGATAAAAGTATGGGAACACATTTAGTCCCAACAATTTTTTATAGAACAAAAGTTACTATATTAGATTGGAATGGTGCAACTCCAACAGTTGGTGGTAATATTGTAGAGGTAACTCCTTTAAATGGTTATTTTTCAACACATTATAGAAATACCGGTGATTTATCAACTGGATTACAAAATAGTTATTTTAATGGGTCTAAACAAACCTCTGCAACTAATATTTTAGGTGGTTCACCTGTTCAAACATTCACAACTAACCCTAATATACTAAAAGTTTCAGATACAGGTAGAGGAAGTGGAGAACCAATTTTAGTGGTTGATTAATGAAAATTATTAAATACTTATATTTATATACGAAAGTAAAAAAGAAAATACAAAAATTATGGCATACTTAGATAATTCCGAAATCACAGTTGATGCGATTCTTACTAAAAAAGGTAGAGAAAAATTAGCATCTGGGCAAGGTCTTAACATTACTAAATTCGCATTAGGTGATGATGAGATTGATTACACACTTTATGAACCAGCACACCCAAAGGGTTCTGCTTATTATGATGCAGCAATCAGAGCGATTCCTGTAACTGAAGCATCTCCTGATGAAACTCAAGTTCTAAAATACAAATTGGTAACTTTACCAAAAGGTACAACTAAAATTCCTAAAGTGGAATTTGGTGTTCCTTCAATTTCAGTAAACCAAAGAAGTGGTCAGGTATCTTTAACTCCAACAACTTCACCAAGTGGAAACGGACAGTCAGGATATACAATTGTATTAGCAAATAAAAATGCAGGTTCAATTGTTGGTAGTGGTATCGCAGCAGGAACGGGTACAATACCGGTATTCTTAGGCGATGAAATCACAACAACTGCAGCAGTAGAAAGAGGATTAACGTTCTCATTTATTCCTAACCCAAATACAACACAAACTATTAAGACAACTATAACAGTATATGGTAACGAAACAGGTGGTTCTCAAACTATTCCTGTAACCGTATCTTATATAGCTTAAACGGAGAATAAAATAATATGGCACAAATTACAGGACAGGCAGGAGTAAACTTAACAAACGAACTATCAGCTTATTTACTAGCTAATAATGGAAACGTAACTACCGAGCAATTATCAAATCTTATAAATCAATATCTAACAGGTGGTGATAAACTTGCTGCACAAGGAGGTTCAATTACAACTGGTATCTACAAAAGATTTGGCGAATTCGACCAGATTACCGGTAAGGTAGAAGTTGTAACGACTGGCCTTTGGAGTGGTGATACGGGAAGTTTAAATTATTTTTCAACATCTTCAACTCAAGCGGTAGCAGCAAGTTCAAATTATTATTTAGATGTATATAAATCAGGTTCATCTGATATTCAATTTGCTGTAACCTACGGACACAAATATGCAAGTGGTTCAATTTCATTAGGTAATGACGACGATTCAACCCTAGCAACAAAAGCAACATACGCACAATATCGTTCTATTTTATTAGACCAAACGGATGAATTTTTTACATTTGATTCAGCATCAGGTGAAGGTTTACACGATTCTAGTGATATCTATGTTATTAACGTAGCAAGGGCTAGATATAAAGAAACAATGGATGCTGGTAATTGGCAATTATCCCTAAGTGGTTCAAATGGTATTACTACATTTATTGATGATAGTGGTAAAAAATTCTCTGATACCGTTGGTAAAGCAGGTAGAATATTTTATGTAGTATCTGGTTCTACAAATTTAGGACAAGATGCAGAAGCAACTATTAGTGGTAGATATGATACAAGTGGACGTGGATTTGGATTATTTTATCCAGACCAAGGGCTTATTGTATTAAACCCTACAGCAATTCATTCAAAAATTGGTTCATCAAAAGATAGTGGTTCAGTAAGTGGAAAATCAATATATAGTGGTATCGAATATGAAGGTAAAAATCAATTCTTATTGTATAATGCAATTAAGGGTGGAGCAGATTTTGAAGCAAGAAGAACTGAAAACGTTTCAACCTCTCATTACTTTGTAAGAGCAACAAATAGAGAATTTAACTTCTCAAATAACCCAACATTTACAAGTGGCTCATCTGATGGTTCGTTTGTTGAATCAACATTTGAAAGAGACCCAAAAACATATATTACAACAATTGGTCTATACAACGATGCTAACGAAATGTTAGCAGTTGCTAAAACTTCACAACCGATTGCAAAATCGTTTGATAAAGAAGTTTTAATAGCGGTTAAATTAGATTTCTAATTAAAAAATTATTTGGGAGTATCGTAGAACAAAAACCAAATAACATATTCAAAGAACCCAACCCTAAAAAGTTGGGTTTTTGGTTATTAAAATACTTATATAGGTAAGGAATTCACTATGTTTAAATCAATACCCAAATCAAATATATCTAAAAGGTCATTCAATGTATATAAACTTTGGAATGCGGACCAGGGTGATTATCCTATTATAAAGGTAGAAAATAAAACTGGTTTATTTGTAGATGAAGCAAATTTAGTCCATACCTTATATAATTCATTAAAAAGTAAATACTATTCACGAGAAGGTAACGCATTTACAACATTTGGTTCATCACAAAATTTAGCAGACTTAAAATCAGAAAGAGTAATACCAGATACATTTCAAATAATACCAATTGATAGAAATCGATTTGGCGAAGAAATAAAAAAAGAAAGTATTTTATTATTAGCAGGAGATTTAACCCTAATTGATGATGGATATGGTGTTATTAGGGAAGTGGGTAATGCATACACATTAGTTAGTCTTAATTTAGATAATAATGGAGTTGGATATTTAACTATTACTGATAATATTGATAATTTTAGTATTGAAGTCCTATCAATGGATTTAAATGACGGGTCATCTACTTTAATTTATAACGGAGATACTGATGAATATTTTATAATTTCAATTGATTTTCAGAATAGTAAAATAAACTTTACAGCAGAATTAAATTTTGAAAATAGTAATATAAAATTAAAAACACATGGTAATGTATTTTACGATGATGGGTTAATTGTGATTACTGATGATATTGATTTTAGTGAATACCAATTAGATTATCGTTCAACTCAAACAATATATGAAACCGAAATTTTAATTTCTGCTAATAGTGGAGAATTTAATTATTCACAAAATCCAACGGCGGTTAAGGTATTAGTTAGTGGTTCATATGATTTTGAAATAACAGGAGTAACCAATTCATTCCCAGCAGGAACTAAAGTAATAAAAGAGGTATCTGATATATCGCGTAGAGAGTTTTTTAGCGGGTCTATTGGTTCAATTAATGGTTCGTGGGAGGATTACTATACAAGTGGTTCATCTGACCCGACTGGTTCTTATTTAACCACCTATATTACTACAATTGGATTGTATGATGATGATGATAATCTATTAGTTGTTGCTAAATTGCCAAAACCAATAAAAAATTTACCGGATTACAATCTTAACTTTTTGGTTCGTTTTGATACTTAATGATATTTATAAGCATATAACAAATAAGGTAAACAATTATGGCTAGTATATTAGACTTATATAAAAATTCTATTTTTGCTAAATTAGCAGATAAATCTAAGGACAAAACCCCTCTTTCTGATGATGCAACATTTAAAGCAAATGTAGATGAAGCAAAACTTGCAAAATCTAGAGGTGGTAAACTAAAAGATACAAAGTATTCTACTACTGTTAAACCTTAAATAAATTTGTTTGGCGTTATTAATAAACCATTCTGAAAAGTGGGCGTTTCTTCATATACCTAAAACAGGTGGTAACTCCCTTAGTGAAATTCTTTTAACAATTAAAGGGACAGTGTTTGTAACCACTCATAATGATTTATCAGCATTTGGCGATATTGAAGATTATTTTATTTTTACATTTGTTAGAAATCCTTTTACACGATTAGCATCGTGGTATCATCATGAAATGAGAATGGGGTATGATAAAACCTTTGGTAATTTTATTAAATCTATTTTTGAACACAATTTCTTATATTATCCTCAAACATTTTTTCTAAATAACAATAAAACTGAAAAAAGAAATATTAGTTTTATAGGTAGGTATGAAAATTACTCAAACGATGTAAATTTCCTATTCCAAAAATTAGGTCATCCTACTCCTGCTATACCACATCTTAATAAAAACTCTATATACCAAAGACATCCAACTTTAAATCAACACAAATATTATAAATCGTTGTATAGAGAAGATTGGATAAAGGATTGGGTTAGGGTTAAATACAAAGACGATTTTCAAAATTTTAATTATGAATTGGATATATAAAGAAAAGGTTATATCAGAAATTTCTGAAATGCCCGAAGGTACAATTGGTTTTATTTATAAAATAACACACAATACCACCGGCCAATATTATATTGGTAAAAAGAGTTTATACTCACATAGAACTCTAGCCCCATTGAAGGGTTATAAACGAAATCGTAAAGTTGTCAAAGAAATGAAATGGCAAGATTATTGTTCATCAAATGATGTTGTTAAAACATGGACAAATGAACCAATTACGAAAGAAATCCTACGATTTTGTCAATCAAAGAAATCTCTCACATATTACGAATTACAAGAACAATTTGCAAACAACGTATTAGCAGATGAAAAATCCTTAAATGAAAATTTAATGGGGAAATTCTTCAAAAGAGATTTGGAAATCTCATAAATTTGTTGTATCTTTGTTGTACTTAATGCAAATATAATAAACGCACATAAATTTGGAAATATCAGATTTATGTCGTATCTTTACTATATTAGTAGCATTATAATATATGGTATCAAATACAGATAAATTAACAATCGTTAGTATTTTAGATGATGTCTTAGGACTGGGTACGGCCTTAAAGGGAAATGAACAGGCTCATTATTGTCCGTTTTGTCATCATCATAAAAAGAAACTCCAAGTGAATTTAGATACGCAACAATGGCATTGTTGGGTGTGTGATTCTAAGGGTAAGAGGATACAAGGATTACTTAAAAAATTACAAGTCGATGTTTCTAAACTTCGTAAGATATATGAGATATATGGTGATGATTATATCGTATCATCTCAAATAGAGGAAGACCAGATTGAATTACGATTACCAAAAGAATTCAAATCTCTGGCGGAAATCCCAACAGGATTTAAACCAATATATAAAAAGGTAAAACACTATGCAACCCTAAGAGGAATACGAAGTTCAGATATTATTAAATACAATATTGGATATTGTGATGGTGGGTTATACTCAGGCAGAATTATTATACCATCATATGATATAAACAATAAATTAAATTACTTTATTGCACGTTCCGTATTTGATGATGAACCATACAAATATAAAAACCCACCGGTTTCAAAGAATGTAATTATGTTTGAAAACCAAATTAATTGGAACGAACCTATTACTATTTGTGAAGGTGCTTTTGATGCTATGGCGGTTAGGAGAAATGCTATTCCAATATTAGGTAAATTTATTCCTAAAAAATTAATGGATAGTATATATGAAAGAGGGGTTCGTACTCTAAATATTCTATTAGATACCGACGCACAAGACCAAGCCTTATACTATACAATGTATTTTCAAAAACAAGGATTCGAAATAAAAAATATTATCCCATCTGGCAAAGATGCAGCGGATATTGGGTTTACCGAAATCAATAAAATTATCAAAAATAAAACAGAAACAAATTATGAAGATATAATTCTTCAGAAATTAAATCAATTATGATTATTAACAAAATATATCACTTAGCAGATTTACACATTAGAAATTTGCAAAGACATAAAGAATACAAAGAGGTATTCAAAAAGTTTTTAAAACAAGTAAAAGATGATAAAATTCAAAATTCTATTATTTATTTAGCAGGTGATATTGCACATGCTAAAACTGAAATGTCTCCTGAACTTATTAGGGAGATTAGTTGGTTCTTAACGGAATGTTCAAAACTAAGGGAAACTTTCTTAATAACAGGTAACCACGATTGTAACTTAAACAACAACCATAGACTAGATGTACTTACGCCCATTATTGATAATCTTAACAATCCTCACATCCATTATCTACGTGATACTGGTGTCTACAATTATAATAATATTACTTTTGTTGTTTATTCCATATTGGATAAAAAAGAAAATTGGCCGTTGGCGAAGGATATCGAAGGGGAAAACAAAATCTGTCTTTTCCACGGACCGGTAAATAAAGCACAAACTGATATCGGGTATGTAGTATCATCAAATTCGTTCACAGTCGATATGTTTGAAGGATTTGATATGGCAATGTTGGGTGATATCCACAAACGCCAAACATTTGGTGAAGGGTGGGAACACGTAGCATATGCAGGTTCAATGGTTCAACAAAATCACGGAGAGATGTTGGAGAATCACGGGTATTTATTATGGGATGTCCCAACTCGTACATTCACCGAACATCACATTCATAATGATTATGGATTCCTTACAATTGATGTAGTTAATGGCGAAATACCACAATGGGTATATGATGAGATTAATACAAAATTACCAAAAAATCCACGTTTAAGATTGAGGTTTACTAATACTGAAGCATCAGAAATGAAATTGCGTATTACTGAACTTAAAGAATTATTTAATGTTGCAGAGGTGACCGTAACAAGAACGGATACTATTGGTCAATTAAAGACAAACTCAAAATTAAATAAAAATATTGTTGGTAATGTAAAAGATGAAACTTTTCAAAATCAATTGATTAGAGATTATTTAGAAAGACAATTTCTATTAGAGGATTCGGATTTAGATAAAATTTCTGAAATTAATAAAGAGATTAACCATCGAATTGATGATTCAGAATTGGCAGAAAATATACTTTGGGTGCCTAAGACTTTAGAGTTCTCAAATATGTTCTCATATGGAGAAGGTAATAAAGTTAGATTTCAAAACGCACAGGGAGTGATTGGTATATTTGCACCAAATGCAAGTGGTAAATCATCCCTTTTTGATGCCCTTTCATTTTGTATCTTTGATAAGACATCAAGGAGTTCATCATCAAAAAATATCCTAAATAATCAAAAAGATAATTTCTATTGTAAATTTAATTTTGAAATTGATGGAGTGGATTACTACATTGAACGTAGTGCACGATGGACACGTAAGGGAACTAACCTTTCCGTAAATGTAAACTTTTGGAAAGAAGATGGGGGAGTTACTACCTCATTAAATGGTGAACAACGTAGAGATACGAATAAAAATATTGAACGATATTTAGGTAAATTTGAGGATTTTGTTCTAACATCCCTTTCCCTACAAGGAAACAATGCCCTATTCATTGATAAATCACAATCAGAAAGAAAAGAAATACTTTCTCAATTTATTGGCGTTGATATCTTTGATAAGTTATATACGATAGCAGCAGATGAAAATAGAGATAATGCCACTTTAATCAAAAAATTCAAGTCTGATGATTTTACATCTAAGTTGGCTGAAATTAAAACTCAATTAACAGGAGCAACTAACGAATACAAATTAGTTGATATTGAATTGGGTGGAATTAAAACCGAAGAGGAATCTTTAAATAAGGATTTAATTCGTTTAAATAGTAAAATTGTAAAATTAAATTCTGATAATGTTGGAATTGAAGAATTAGAAAAAAGAAAAAAAATTCTTTCTGATAAGGAAACTGATATACTAAATCTAAAAAATGCTACACAAGACCGTATTGGTAAATTAGAGGCGTTACAATTAGAATTAGAGGAAATTATTGATGGTTTTAATGAAGATGAGTTAGAAACAAAGATAAACGAATTGGGGGTTGCTAAAACGGATTTGAGTAATACTAAACATGAATTAGATAAATTAGAGATTTGGCATACATCTTTGGTTGATAAAAAAGAACATTTGGATTTACACAAATATAACCCAGATTGTAATATTTGTATGGAAAATTCAGAAACAATCCTACAAAGTAAAGATGAAGTAGAAAAAACATTATTTGAAGTAAATGGGTATATCACTACTGCAACAACTAAAAAAGAAGAATTAGAAAACAGAGTCCTAGAGTATACAATCTTTGAATCAGATTGGGCTAATTTAACGGATTCAAAGGAAAAGGAAACTAAAATCGATAGAGAAATTTCTTCACTTATTAACAAGTTATCAACATCCGAAACTGAAGAAATCAGAGTTCAAACACAAATTGCCGAACAAACTAAACTAATTGATGAGTATTATAAGAACGAAGAGCAAATCAAAAAGAATGGCGAAATCAGAGAAGAAATCAAAATTGTAAGAGAAACATTAGATACTAATAAGATTTCATTTACAAAAACGAATAAGAGATTATTAGAGTTAAATGGTAGAGTATCATCCCTACAATCTCAAAGGGATACGTTAGAGGATAAAATTAAAGAGGTAAAGGATTTGGAGGAACAATCTAAATTATACGAATATTATCTTAATGCCCTAAATAAAGATGGGGTATCTTATGAGTTGATTGAAAAATCACTTCCAATGATTGAGGGTGAGGTTAATAACATTTTGGCACAAATTGTGGAGTTTGGAATGCAATTAGAGATGGATGGTAAAAACATCAATGCTTACCTCGTTTACGGGGATAATAAGTGGTCTTTGGAAATGTGTAGTGGTATGGAGAGGTTTATCTCTGGACTTGCAATTAGAGTGGCTTTAATCAACGTGTGTAACTTACCTCGTCCTAACTTCCTAGTTATAGATGAAGGGTTCGGAACATTAGATAGTGAGAACCTACAATCCCTATTCATGTTATTCACTTATTTGAAGACACAATTTGATTTTGTAATGATTATATCCCATATCGACTCAATGAGAGATGTGGTGGATGGTTTAATAGAAATTAAAAAAACAAATGGATTTAGTTATGTAAAGTTTTAACCGGTAATATATTCATAGGTTTGGGTTTATTAATTCTTTGTTTGATTAATGACTCAACTAACCCACTTAAAGTGTGCCCGTGTTCTCTACAATATTCTTGTAGAAGTGCATGGGTTTCTTTTTTTATTTGAATTGCTGTATAATTTTTCATAGTATTAGATTTCTCATATTTTCTAATATACATATTCAAATTAAATTAAAAACCTTATATTTATTACCATAACAAAGGATTCCAATGGCAATAATTAAATCGTTCGCTTCTTATCAAAACCTATCAAACTTTGGTACATTTATAAATGACCAACTTAGAACGTCTGAATATTTTAGAATTACAGAATTTAAAGATACGTTTACCGGTGGTAAGAATGGGTTTCTTATAGAGGGTTCTGAACATTTAAAAGAAACAACTGAAATTAAAATTGAGATATTAGATGTTACCGGTATACCAATTTATTACGAGCCGGGTAATGGTATCCCAGAATATTACGAAGGAATTTCAAAAATTGTATCAGTTCACGTTTATGAGGATACTCCTATTGGTTTAGGAAAAATTACTGTATTAGGTGAATTAAAAACCTATATTGATGATAATGGCGTAGTTAGAGATGTTCCGGCAGAGTGGCGTGGTATCTATAATATTAAATGGGAAAGAACGTTTAATGTAAATAAAAATCTTGCCAATGAAACTATTGTTAGGTTTTATCAAAGGCCTAAAATTACAATTGATGAGATAAATAAGCCCATTTTTAACATTACAACCCCATCGGTTACTCAAACGGGTTTGGTTGAGGGTATACCACAACAGCCAGTATATGGTACTGATATTAGAAATTGGACAGCCGGAACTTTATATAAGTTAAAGATTACCGATGGTTCGAATTGGACATCATCGGTTGATGAAAACCTAATAGAAATACCATCATTAGGGTATTCCGCAACTGTAAGAGAGGTCCTAAATAATAAAGAGGTATTTGTAGATGTTCCACACACATCATCATATCTTGTTTCAAATTTTCCTGCTACCGCATACACAACTACCTTTGACCATATTGAAGGACAGACGCTAATTAACTCAGCATTGACTGGTTCTTTTGCTAAAATTCAATTATCAGATTTAAAAACATTTGTTGGTGATGTAGCGAGAGTAAAAGTTTATAGAAAATCTAGAAACGAAGTTGGCGATTATCAATTCATACAAGATACTAAATTAGAATCATCAGAAATACTAAAAGATATAACTACAACCACTACTACGGAATTATCCTATGGTCAGTTTACTCAAACAAATATAAAAAATTATTGGATAAGTGGTTCAACTGCACACCCAATTACAATTAATGTAGATAAATTAAACGCATCAGTTAAGGTAGATTATAGTGGTTCAAATTATGATAATCCTGCCCTTTTTATCACATCTCAATCACTTTCTCTGACTGAGGGGGTAGAGTATACCCTTTCATTTAAAACGCTCCTAAGTGGTTCAAATGATTCAACTAAAACTTTAAAAGCGTATTTTAGTGGTTCGGCGTATCCACAACAAACTATTGTAAATGTCACTAATTCGGCGATATATACTACAAAACAAAACGTAACTCAAAATGTAAAGGCAACTAAGACCGGAGATGCTAAATTAGTATTTGAGTTTGCCGGTGATGATTGGTATTTGGCAAATGTGAGTTTACAAAACGCACAAGAAACTTCATTTTCACCTGATGAATTTACTTTAATACAAGATATTCCTCGTAAACTTGCAAGTGAGACATATGATTTCAAATTTGAATTTTACGATATAAATAACAACTATATTCCCGTAGATGTAAAAACTTCAAAAACATTTAATGGTGGTAATAGTTTTACAACCACCTCAAAAATCTTAACATTCGAATCAGATAGAACAGCATTTCGTTTTAGTAGTGGTTCATTTGGTAATCCTGCTTTTCAACAAGTTGGATTCTCAATTGGCAGGACTAATTTAACAGGTTCAGTTACATATGCATCTGCAGCATTCGATTCTAATGGTAATTATATAGTTCCTGCTAGTTATGGAGGGATATATCCCGGTGGATTAACAAATGCAGGAGATGGTGGTGCAAGTTTAACTATTGCTAATTTTAGTGGCAGTGTGACATCGGTATTAGTTGGTTCTATAACTTATACGGCATCATGTGATGGGTTAAATGAGTTTGAAACCATTTATAGATTTGAAGATGGTGATAACGCACCTGGGCTATTTACAACTTCAAATGCTAATCAATTTATTTATAAGGCAACTGATTTATCTCTAAATCCATCAGGCCAAGTAATTACAATAGAAGCTAAAAGAAAAAATTTAGCATCAACTTCTGGTTCATTGGAGGTAAATTCGGGTAGTTTAAAACCACCTTTGACTGTTGGAGCAACTGATGCTAGTTCTGGTGTAACCCTATATACATTAGCAGGTTCTGCTTATCCATTTTTAAGTGGGTCTACTACATATTCGTTTACAGGTTCTGACCAGTTTGGAAATAAATTTTCAGATGCAATAACAATAACTCCTGTAAAAATATTAGATGGGCTATCAGTTTCACTAACAAATGAAAACGCATCACTTCCTGCACTTTCGACTGGGTTTGTAGCAAGTGGTTCATTTGTATTAACGAGTGGTTCGGTAAGTGTAAAAGTTGGTAATGAAACTATAACACATAGTGATGGGTTAGTTATTAGTAATTCATTTGATGTCGTTTCAGCAGTAGGAACGGGAGTTACGACCGGTTCATTAACTTATTCTACTTCTGATTATTTTATAACAAGATTAGATGCAGATAGTGGTTCTTTGGAATTAAGAGTACGATATAAAGATGGTGCAGGTGATACAACTGATGTAACAAAGGTAGCCACCTATACCAAAAACAAAAAGGCGGCGCCGGTATTATCTTTTGTTATTGGTAATAATAATCAAACTACAACTGCAAAATCAACAGGTGCACAAATTGATGCATTTGTAACTGCTTCGTTTGTGGTTAATGAAACATATAATGGGGTAACTACATCAAAAATATTTACCACATCATCAGTATCTGCAACTAATTCATATCAAATTGGAACGGCAACAAATACAACTTTAGCATTACCAACAATGTCTTTATTAGTCGATTCTGTTGATATATCAATAACTGGTTCGGTGATAGATTCGGAAAATACTACAAGAAATGTATTTGGAAATATTTCATTAGCAAAAGCTAAAAAAGCTGTTCCAAACGTAATAATAACAGCCACTCCATTAACACAAACCATTTCTGCAACATCTCAAAGTATTCAAGTTGGTACATTGTTACCGGTAACATTAGATGCACTTGAAGGTGCTACATCGGTATTTAATTCAGCATCAATTGTATCATCTAATTTTACAAGTCCTTCTATTTCTACTAATACACTTACATTAGGTAGTATTGGTAATTCCATAAGTGCAGCTTCGGCAAGTATAAGTGTAAACTTTACAAATAGTGAAGGTACTTCTAATAATTCTACTATATTAGTTTCGGCAACAAAAGTAAATGCAGGAAACACCGGAGTAACTGGTTCAAATGGTGCGGTAGGTGGAGATGGGCCAGGTGTAGTATTTAGAGGACCTTGGTCTGCTGTAACAACTTACAATAGTATTAGTCAAGACCCAACACGTAAAGATGTAGTATTATATAGTGGAACTTATTATGCAACAAAAACAAACGCAGCTGCAAACTTAAATAAACAACCCGATACTCAAACTACGTTTTGGGAATCATTAGGAACGGATTCATTTTTTGTAGCAGCTGAAATGTTTATATCTAAAGAATCATATGTACAAAACACAATAAATGTTGGTACAAATGCTTCAGGCAACGCAAATATTGCAATAGCAGGTGGTAGTACATCTCCATATATTTCAATTGGACAAGCAACAAAAGGATATAATAACGTAGGTGCATTTTTAGGTAGTGATGGCACAAATGGAAAACTTTCCTTAAAAAGTAGTACAAATTCATTAACTTGGGATGGTGCAACATTAAGTATAGTTGGTAATATAAATGTAGGTAGTGCAGTACCAAATTCAGTAGTTACCGGATTAAAAGCATTGGCACTAAAGGATACTGTTTCATCAACTGAAATAGATGCAGGAGCAGTTACCGAAGGAAAAATAGGAGCAGATGCAGTAACTGAAGGAAAATTAGCAGCTAATGCAGTAACTGAAGGAAAATTAGCAGCTAATGCAGTAACTGAAGGAAAAATATCAGCAAATGCGGTTGTTGCTGGAAAAATAGCCGCAGATGCGGTAACGGCTGATAAAATAGCAGCTGGTTCAATCACCGTAGGTAAAATATCAGCAGGAGCAATTACGGCTGATAAAATATCTGCAGATGCAGTAACCGCTGATAAAATAGCTGCTGGTTCAATTACTGCAGTTAAAATAGATGCAGGAGCAATTACTACCGATAAACTTGCAGCGGGAGCAATTACTGCAGGTAAAATAGATGCAGGAGCAATTACTACTGATAAACTTGCAGCCGGAGCAGTAACTGCCGCTAAAGTAGATGTTGCAGGTGTTATTACGGCAGGAAGTATAGTAGTTGCCGGAAATAATATATCAACTTTAAATAATAATTCTGGTTATCAAGCAAATGGTGATGCAAAAACAGGAGGTAGTGTGGGTGGTTGGTCTATTACATCAACTGAAATTCAAGGTGGTGCACCTGCTAGTGGTGGCGATGGTTCTTATACTTCACAAGGTATACGATTAGGAGCGGGTGGTTATATTTCAGCTAAAAACTTTTATATAAGTAGTACTGGTGATGCATCATTTAAAGGAAACATTACTGCGACTGGTGGTTCATTCACAGGAGATGTATCGGCAGGTACTGTAACAATTGGTACTGGTGGTATAACTTTTGGTAATGTAACTATTAGCGGTGGGGGTATTTCAATGTCAGGTGGTTCTAATTTAGCAATTGATGGTACTTTAAATATGAGTTCAACGTATGGTTATATAACATCTTTACAACAATATTCTGCATTTACAACTAGATTGAGATTATATGAAAATTATGGTGAAGGTGGACATTATCATTCATTAACATTTGATAAAATGCAAACTGGAACAGGTACTACAATGGTACTGACTTCTGGTGGATATGTGGTAAAAAATTCATCATCAAGACGATATAAGAAAAATATAAAATCATTAAGTTTGAATTCTGCAAAAAGAATTTTAAATTTAAATGTGGCTACCTTTAAAGATGCCAATGAAGCTGATTCGAATGAGCATGAAGATAATAGACATACGGGTTTAATAGCAGAAGAAGTAAATGATTTAAATTATACAGATTGGGTTATACGTGATAAAGGTGGTGTAGTGGATGGTTTGTATTATCAAAGTATATTTAGTTCTATGATAAAAGTTGTACAAGATTTAAATAATAGAATAGAAGTATTAGAAGCAAGATTAAGTGGCAGTGTATGATAGTATTCATAACAACAGGTTACGGAAAAAATATAGTAGGAGGTTCGGATATATGGTGTAACAACTTTGTAGAGAACATCTTACCATTAGTTACGGAAGATTACAAAATTGTAGTTGATGGTAGACCTTTATTATCGGAAGAAGGGGTAATTTACACTTTCTAAAATGATGAGGAGATAGAATGCGAATGTAAATCATAAACGGGCTCAGTTTTAATATTTAAAAGCGATAAAAGTTGTTTGCATGGCATGAATAAAATTAAAAAAGGTGAAAGATTAATATTATCAATGTGGTTTACAATTGTTGAACAATATTTAGAAAAGTAAAGAAATTTAAATTTTATATATTTATATATAATATGAGTATAAAGGTTTTAGTAACAACTGGCTGTGGTAATACTGTTATGGGAGGTGCCGATATATGGACTAATTATTTTTTAAAATTAGTTTGGCCAACACTCCCTGTCAAAAGGGATTGGAGATTACTTATAGATTCCAAAAGACCCGCTTCATTCGAATCAAAATACTTACCGAACGGATTGGTTCATCATTTTCATTACGATGACCCTGAAAAGACTAAAACGTGGTTAACTGAGTGTGATGAAATTCATGTATTACATCCACATTATCATTATAGACCACATATTTGGCTTTTTGAAGATAAATTTAAAACCGTCTTTGTTCACGCATATGCTAGAGAAATGGATGCAGCAATTATGGCTATTCCGGAACTAAAAAGATTACAATATAATACAGGCGTTGATTCGGATTTTTATGACGAGTATTTAGCAACATTTAATCGTAGAATTTGGGTGGGTAATAATACCACAACTATGATTGATGAACACCCAAACTATACCTATAACGTTCCAAATTTTTATGAGTTTAAAAATAACCTACCACTCACTACTCATGTTGATAATGGTAAAATTGGGTTTGCTTCTCGTATTGAATCAAGGAAATGTGTACATTGGTTAAACGACCATACCGGATATATCCTAACCAATCAATTTGATTTACAAAATCTTAAAGATAGTAGTACATATTCTTTAAAAGGAATGGAAGTTTTTCAATGGGATGTCAACCATCATCATTTTTTTATGATGAAGAATTTTGGTATATTTCATGCCGCGTATTTTAAAGAACCATTTGGATATTCAATATTTCAAGCAGTAGATTATGGAAAATTACCAATAATACATAAAGATTGGGCACCGGAGGTTGAATACAAATATAGGGTTTCAACTAAAAATGAATTTGATGATTGTGTTAAACAAATCCTCAAAGATTCATACGAAGAGAGGGTTGCAAACATTAAAAATCTTAAAGATTATATGATACAATTTGATAATAAAGATGTATGGATTGATAAAATCCGTACAGCAATTTTAGGATAATTCCAAATATTTATTTTTATATATTTTTATATATTTATATACGTTTGGGAAAAAGTTGCATACTTATAATAAAGGGGGTAGGGGGATAAGCTACTAAGCTACTACACTTCCACTTATACTATCTTAATTAACTTATATTATTAATAAGCTAATAGTATATTTCTAGCATTTCATTCACATTATTCAATGTATGGGCAGTATTCTCAACTACAATATTTTAAAAGATTTTTTTACTAATAATAGAACTAAAAAAATAGATACAACAGGCAATGAGTATTTTGAACACCAACCCGTTGCATATCGTTGGTCACATGGAGCTACTGATTTACATATTGGAGATGGATTATTAATTTATGCAGTAATCCAATACCTCAGAGCAAAAACATGTGTATGCTTAGGAAGTGGAGGCGGGTTTATTCCGCGATTAATGTCACAAGCTAGAATTGATTTACACGACCAACAAATATTTAGTGGAAATAAATCGATGGAGTGGGGTGATTGTGGTACTACAATTTTAGTAGATGCTTCCAATGGAATAGGTGGTCATACAGATTGGGAATCTGAAAATTCTTTTTTTAGAACTAATTTTCCTTGTAGATTTATCATAGATACTACCGAAAACGCATTTTATAATTATTTTGTTAAAGAAGATATTAAAATTGATTACCTACATATAGATGCTGGTCATTCTTATGAAGATGTAAAAAATGATTTTGAATTATATTCACAACTTCTTTCACCTTATGGTATAATATCAATTCACGATACTGATGTATCATTTGAAAAGGAATTAATTGTTACAGATGACGTAAAACCTAAAAATGATTTTCATGAGTTTTCATCTGGTCCATCTAAGTTAATAAAGGAATTAAAAGAAACAGGAAATTGGGAAGTATTTAATTTTTTTAATAACGGAATATTAAGAAATAAACCAACTTCTACGGGATTAACATTTATTCAGAGATGCAAAAAATTAGATTAGTTACAGTAACAGGAAGTAGAACAAATACTCTACATCCCATGTTAAATCACTATAATGATTTAGTTGATGAAATATATGTTGTTGTATATGAATGGGATGGGTTTAGTACATATGATATTGTTTATGAGATTGTAAAAGAATTTCCTAAAGCAAAAATTGTTAGACGAGAAATAAAAGAAAAATTTAATTGGGAATATGTTACCCAACTATATAACGAAACAAAATTATTACACCCTAATGATTGGTGGGTAGTTTCAGATGACGATGAATTTCATATTTATCCAAAACCAATTAGAGAATTAATTTCTGATTGTGAAGAAAATAATTGGGAATTTGTTACAGGTGGGTTTATTGACAGGATAGGAGAAAATGGAGAGTTTCCTCAAATAAATGAACATACAAATATTTGGACACAATTCCCACTTGCTGGATTTTTTAGATATCCAATGAGTGGGGCTTGTCCAAATAAAGTTTGTATTATGAAAGGGTCTATTAAAGTAGCATCAGGTCAACATTACGCGGAGTTTGAGGATGGAACAAATAGTTGGGGAGAATCCCATCCAAAACGCTATCCAATTAGAGATGGTGAAGGATTAATACAAGTACATCATTTTAAATGGGATAGTACTTGTGTAGATAGAATTAAGGCAGTTGCTGATATTAAAAAAGAATACGCGTTTTCAACTGAATATGAATTAATGTATAACGCAATTCAATGGAATGATTTTAAAATTGATATAAATAACGATGAATTTATGTTTGAAAGGATGAATACAAATAATCATTTTGATTACATTAAATGGGATAGATTAACTAGAATTATAATTAAAATATGATAGATAAATTAGCAATCATAGTACCATATCGTGATAGGCAAGCACATTTAAATGTTTTTATACCACACATGAATAGATTCCTTGCAAATAAAGGAATTGATTATACTATTTTTATAGCAGAACAAGCAGATGACAGACCATTTAATTATGGTAAATTATGTAACGCGGTAATAAACGAAATACCAAAAGAGTACACATATTTTTGTTTTCACGATATTGATATGTTACCGATAAACGATTCATGTGACTACAATTATCCAGCAGCTCCAACTCACCTTGCAACAAATGTAGAAGCACATAATAATAAATTACCATATCCACAATATTTTGGTGGAGTTGTATTAATTAATAGAGAAGATTTTGAAATGGCTAATGGATATTCTAATGAATATTGGGGTTATGGATTTGAAGATTTAGATTTGCTAATGCGATTGGAAAAAGCAGGAGTATATTTAGAACAATATTATGATGCACAACAAGTATATTCATATTATGATTTATGGGATGTGTTACCATATAGAATTGAAAATGTTGAGATATCAAACATTAATAAAACCCATACAATCAAAGGAATTGATTTACCAAAAGAAACTCGATTATACGGACCACAAAATTCCTTAATGCAGGGATTTACTGATTCATCTTTTACAATATCATTATGGTTTAAAGATATATCAGAGGTAATGCAGAAAATAAACCTATTTGCATTTGATGGACCAGATACTGGATTATTTTTATCTGAAAACGAAGTTGGTAGTCGATATTTAAATGGACAAATTTGGAGTAATACCGAACACCATTTTGATGTATGTATTGAATACAATAAAGATAAATGGAATAACGCAGTTTTAATTTATGATAAACCTAATAATAAAATTAAACTTGTATTAAACAATAAAAAAGTACAAGAAAAAAAATTAGGTAAATTTGAAACCTTTAATTATTCAGATAGATGTATTAAAATTTCAGACTCACAATCAGCAATCCAATTAGCAGATATAATTACATTTAGTGATTCATTAACGGATGAACAACTTAAAAAATTATATTATGATGGTATTTCATATTTGGATAAACTTGCTAGTATTGAAGGATTGATACCAACTAATATTTTTAGATTTGATACCGCATATAATGTTAGTGGTATTGCAGAACTTAAATTAGATAAAGGTAAAGCTGGAAATCATGTAAAGGTAGAAGGTAAATATTCAATATTCAATGAAACTATAAATTTATTAGATGAGATATCTTTACCAACTAGATTAGATGGAACGTATAAATCACTAATACACGTAGGAGATGATAATATTATACAAAAATATTATAAATATGACCCAGATGTTGAAGAGAATGCAGATATATTTTTTAATGAGGCGTTAACTGATAAAATAGATTTTAAAAAAATAGGATTATCTAATATAAAATATACAATCTTAAATTCAGAAATGAAAGATGGGTATACATTACTAAGAATTGTAACTTAATAAATTTAAAAAAAACAAAACAAAAATGGCAAAGGAATTAATTAAAGGAAACGAAACGGCAAAAAGCGAATCCGTAAATTTGGAAGAAAGACGTACTAAAGCATTAGAACGTATTGCTGATACATTGGAAGATATGAACGACTGGGTTTATGCATTAGAAGTAGATGTTTGGTCTGAAAGGATTGAATGGTATTTAAATGAATTTTATATGATTGCAAAAGCTAAAACAGTAGGTTCAGTAAATAGACCAGCAAGAGATGCAGAAAGAACCGAACCAGAAATTGAAACAAATGAAACAGAAGGTGATACACCAACAGCATAAACTAGCGGTTATTGTTCCATATCGTAATAGAGAAACCCAACTCAATAGGTTTTTAAAACATATGGAAAAATATCTGACTAATTATACTTACCAAATTTTTGTTATTGAACAAACTGATAACAAACCATTTAATCGTGGTAAACTATTAAATGTAGGTTATAAAATTGCATGCAATCATAATTGTGATTATTTTGTATTTCACGATGTTGATATGTTACCAATTAACGTAGATTATTCATATACCGATAAACCTCTACATTTAGCAACTCACTTACAAGAAAATGATTATGAAATATCATTTTTTGATTATTTTGGAGGAGTTACTCTTTTTAATAAAGTAGATTTTGAAAAAATAAATGGATATTCAAACGAATACTTAGGTTGGGGATTTGAAGATGATGATTTGTTAATAAGATGTTTAGAATCTGATTTAGAATTAGATGTTGAAGATTCAGACAATGGTGAGGTTGAAACATTTGAAACATTTAAATTTGATGGTAATAATTCTTATATAGAATTACAAGCAAAAACACCATCATATCTATCAAATGATTTTACATTATCGGTAATGGTAAAACCAGCAGATGTACAAATAAATCGAAATAAAGATTATGATGAATATCCAATAATATCAATACCGGGATATAATATTGGTATTTTTTATAATTCATTTCGTAGATTTTTCTGTCAAACGTTTGATAAAAATAAAAACCCATACTCAATAACAACTGAAATATTAGGAGAACGTTGGGTTCACTTAACTATGGTATTTAAAGATACTAATATGTTATATTTTTATTTAGATGGTAATCTTATTGATAGTGTTAAAATGGATACTGAAATATTAGACTTATCAAGTAAGAATATTTATATAGGTGCAGCAAATGGTAAGAATACTAATAAAGATTTCTTTTATGGTAATATTGCTAATGTTGAAATGTATGATAGTGCATTAGAACCAAACGAAATCATAGAAATATGTAAAAATAAAGTAAAACCAAAAATTAGAAATTTTGGAAACTTTAAATCAGCAGAGTTTTTATATTTTCAATTATTACCTGAATTATCAAATAGTATAAAGTGTGTAGATTTAGTTGGAGAGTATCAGGCTAAATTAAATAATGTTAGTATTGAAAAATTATCACAATCATTTAATACATTTTTACCAAAACCATATAGAAGAAATGGTAAATTTAAATCGTTAAAACATAAATCAAATTCTTCAATTGGTAATCGTTGGGTGCACGATGAAACTAGAAAAAACCAATTAAAATATTATAATAAAGTACGAACTGGTATTGTGGATTATCATATTGATGGATTAAATACATTGCGATATACTGAATTAGAAAATAACGTAATTTCACCATTAGTATTACACATAAAAGTAGATATATAATGAAATTAGGAGTATGTGTACCTTATAGAAATAGAGAATCTCATTTAAAAGAGTTTATCCCAACAATAGGAAAGTATCTTGAAGAACAAGGTATTGATTATTGTATTTATTTTGGACATCAAGTTGATGATAAATTATTTAATAGGGGTGCAATGAAAAACATTGCAGCCAAACACGCATTTGAAGATGGGTGTGATTATATAGTTTGGCATGATATTGATATGATACCGGAAGAGGGATGCGATTACTCATTTCCAGACAAACATCCAATTCATATTGCAACAAACATATCTCAAATGGACTACAAATTGAAATACGAAGAGTATTTTGGTGGAGCAGTCATTTTTTCAAAGGAACAAGTGGAACGCACCAACGGATATTCAAACGATTATTGGGATTGGGGAATGGAAGATGATGACCTTTTTTGGAGATGTATATTAGAAGGATATACAAACAATTCATATATGGATTACCCAGCAAAACCTAAACATTTTTTATCCTTTGATGGTAAAAGTTCATATGTTCATATTCCCACAACAAGAAGTTTAAGAAATCTAACATCACGTTCTCATACAATTTCAATATTAGTTCGTGCACATCAACAAGAGGAAAAAGTTCCAATTTGGTTAGTGGGTGATACTGAAAGAAGATTTTGCGAATACCCAATATTACGCAGGCCAGGATATGATTACGGATTGAGTTATAATAATAGTAGAGCATATACTGCACAACTTTGGAATAACCAACGTGAACATTTATATCAATGGATGAAACGATATGAAAACCAATGGACATGGGTTACACTTGTAGTTGATGATAATAATATTCATTTTTATATGAATGGAAAAGAATCGGATGCAAGACATGGAACTGGTACTCATTCCCCACAACAATTTGCAGGAATGTTAAAACGTTATGGTATGGTTGATTATTATTTAGGAACAACCACCTCAGTTACATCAGATGATGTTAGTAAATGGTTTAAAGGTGATATAGGGGAAGTTAAAATGTGGGATAGAGCATTATCAAAAGGCGAAGTAGAACAAATAGCAAATATATCCATTAATACTGATTTAATTTTACATTATGATTTTGAAGATGGCATTGTAACTGATAAAAGCGGTAATGATAATAATGGTATAGCATATAATTGTGAAAATAAAATAGAGCAGATAAAAATACCATATACTATAATACCACACCGAATTGCTGGTAGATTAAGATGTTTGCCACATCAAGATGAGGGTTTAATTAATGTGGGTGGAGTGGATAAGTGGGCAAAGGGAGAAACTACTGCACGAAATGAAAAAAGATACGTTTTACAGATGCAACAAGGTAAATGGGATTATAAATCAGATGGAATTGCTCAATTAAAATATGAGTTAATTAATATTGAAAAAATAACACCAAAAGCAAAGCTAATAAATGTAAAACTTTAATATATATGTATATAAATGAATTTTTAAGTTATGGAAAATAAATTTCACGAGCATTCTTTAAAAGTTAAGAATGAATTAAGTAAAACCGGTTGTGGTATGTGTTTAGCAAAGTGGACACAAGTAACGATGCACTTACAAATAGGGCATACTCACTCTTGTCACCATCCCGGTACTCACCCAATACCTGAAAGAGAAATTAGACGAAATCCATCTGCACTTCACAACACGCGATTCAAAAAAATTCGTAGAAAAGAAATGTTAGAAGGAAAACGTCCAACTGAATGTGATTATTGTTGGAATGTTGAAGATAATTCAACCGAATTCTCAGATAGAATCTTTAAATCAGGCGAACCTTGGTCTTATCCACATATGAATGAGATTAAAGCATTGGATTGGAAAGCAGATTATAATCCAAAGTATGCAGAAGTTTCTTTTTCAAACGCTTGTAATTTTAAATGTTCATATTGTTCACCTCAATTTTCAACAAGATGGATGGAGGAAATAGAAGAGCATGGAGGATATCCAACTACTGATAATTTCAATGATTTAGCATATCTTAGACAAGAAGATAAAATGCCAATACCATTATCACAGGAAAATCCATATGTTGAAGCATTTTGGAAATGGTGGCCGGAATTATATAGAGATTTACATACTTTTAGAATCACCGGAGGTGAACCTTTAATGTCAAAAGATACATGGAAGGTATTAGATTATATAATTGATGAAAAAAATCCAAATAAAAATTTATCATTAGCAATTAATTCAAACTTAGGTGTACCTGATAAATTGATTGATAAATTTATTGAAAAAATAAATAGAATTACCGAAGGTGATAAAGTAAAAGATTTTGTAATATTTACATCATGTGATTCAAAAGGAGAACAAGCAGAATATATTAGAAGCGGATTAGTGTATAATCAGTTTATGGATAATGTTAATAAAATTTTATTAAAGTGTCCCCGCGTAAATATTACATTTATGACAACTTATAACGCGTTATCTGTTCCAAATTTTGGTGGATTAATTACTGATATTTATGATATAAAATATAATCATAAAAGTGTTGATAGATATTGGCCAAACGCAGTATTATTAGATAGTTCTTATTTAAGACATCCACAACATCAAGCAGTTAAAACTTTAATGGCAGATGATTCTAAAGATTGGGGTAATGAAATATTAAATCAAGCAAAACTAATGGATTTCTTAGCAACACCATACGCAGCAAAAACTGAAGCAGGATATGGTGATATGGAAATAGCAAAAATAAAAAGAATTTATGATTGGTATATATCTGATGAGGAAGATTGGTTAAAAAATATGAGAAGATATAATTTTTAT